GCGCTATTCGCGCATCAGGATACAGGGGTTAAAGATGGCATACGGAACAGAGTCAGGATTTAATAACTACGCTTCTGAGCGCGGTATCACTATCAGCGGCACAGCATCCGAGTTGTTAGCACTTGCGCACGACTACATCGAGTCTCTGGACTACATTGGCGAGAAAACGCAAGAGGATCAGTCAGAGCAGTGGCCACGCAAAAACGCATACGTAGATGGCGTAGAACTTGATGACACAGTTGTACCGCAGGGCATGATTGATGCTGAGTATCAAGTCGCAATCGCTATCGATCAGGGCAACAGCCCTTTCGCCACAGTAACCCCCGGCATCAAAGCAGAGCGTGTTGATGTGCTTTCTGTCGAGTATCAGGACGGTGTATCTAACCGCAGTTTTGATCCGATGGTTCGCTTGAAGCTGCGCAAGTACCTAGCCGGCAGTAGCGCCAGCACAAACATCGTCACTGTAGGTCGTGCCTAACAATGGCTAAGTTTGACTACAGCAAAAGCAAAGCAACAGCAGACCGTTTGCTAGATACTTTTGGTACAGCCCGTACTTTTACACGAGAAGTCAGCACAGGGTTCGACCCATCGACAGGGACGACCACAAATACCACTGAGACCTTCACAGCGTCCGTTGTTTGGCTTGCTTTTAACAAAGACGAGGTAGATGGCTCTCTGATCCAAGAAGGCGATGCACGGCTTCTGGTTAGCGGAGAGGTCAAGGTAGGCGACGAGGTAGAAAGAGAGGGCAGCACTTGGCGCATCGTCAACACTAACCCGCTCTATCCAGCAGATACTTTGGTCTACACAGAAGCGCAGGCGAGGCAGTAGCAATGTACAGCATAAGAGATGTTAGCGCAGCACTGGACGGTCATCTAGTGACTCTGCCAAACGCGCCTCAAATTGCTTGGCCGAACGTGCCCTTCACCGCGCCAGCAGAAACTTACTTGCGGGTGAACAACCTTCCCGCCAACGGTGAACTGTACACTTTTAATTATGCACAAGATGTTCCGGGTGTTTATCAGGTAACCGTTGTATCAGAAACATCACAAGGCGCAGGAGAGGCAGAGAATCAGGCTGACGCTGTCATGTCGCATTTTAGAGTGACAAAGATCGGCGATGTAACTATCGAGTCGATCAACGTGGCCCCTCCTGTAGTAACTGAAGATACATTTGAGATTCCTGTCAGCATCAACTGGCGAGTCATTGATTGATGGCGGACTTAAACGATTTTATCAAGAATATCCCTAAGTACAACGAGGGCATTGATAACGTCGCAAAAAAGACAGTCTTGAAGCTGTCACAAAAGATTGTAGAAAGAACTCCCGTAGGTAACCCTGACCTGTGGGATTCGGCACCACCACCCGGATACGTTGGTGGTAGGGCAAGAAACAACTGGTTTCCTTCTTTCGGTGAACCTAGCAACGAAAGCACCGAAGCAACTGCTGACGAATCAGTAAACAGGGTGTTGGCTATCTTAGACCAAGTGCCGGGTAATGTGTTCTATCTAACGAACAATCTGCCATATATCCGCAGGCTTGAATACGATGGATGGTCAACGCAAGCACCCAGAGGGATGGTAAGGGTAACTCTGAGAGAAGCCCAGCAAGAAATCAAAAAAGCCGCAAGGCAAAACCCGGATATTCGATAAGAGGAATCTACTATGGCAAGTGGAGCATTTACATCAGCAGGCACTAAAATCAGTGTCACAGCCACTGCCCCGACGACTTACGACGATAACACTACCGACGGTCTTCCCAGCCTAACCTACACAGAGATTGGTGAAGTTAGCGATCTAGGAGAGTTCGGTCGTGAGTACGCCGAGGTAACCTTCAACCCACTTGGTGATCGTCGCACAGTCAAGCGTAAGGGCAGCTATAACGACGGCAACGTGTCGATGACTGTTGCACGTGTTACATCTGACGCTGGACAGGCTGTACTACAGACCGCGCTAGATGATGACGCAAGCTACTACTTTGATGTCGAATTGCAGGATGGTACGCACCTGTATTTCGCTGGTCAGGTCATGAGTTACACGACTAACGTCGGCTCAGTAGACCAGATCACGACAGCCAGTGTGACCATCGGCATTACTAACGACATCTTTGAAGTCGCCCCAACATAAGGAGTTAAACGATGGCAGCAAGTGGAGCATTCACTAGCGCAGGTACAACGATTGAGATCAGTGACAGCCTGCCCGCAAGTTACGACGCCACCGGATTTGGCTCGCTTAGTTTCACCGAGATTGGTGAAGTATCCGACCTTGGGGAGTTTGGTCGGGAGTACGCAGAAGTCACTTTTAATCCGCTAGGTGATCGCCGGACTGTTAAGCGCAAAGGATCATACAACGATGGAAACGTCAGCATGACCGTGGCCCGTGTGCCCGGAGAGGCTGGGCAGACCATCTTGCAGACCGCGCTTGACAGCGATGAAAGTCAGTCAATCAAGGTCACACTGCAGGACGGAACGGTACTGTATTTTACTGCACAGGTGATGTCATACACCACCAACGTCGGCAGTGTCGATCAGATCACGACTGCAAGCGTAACCCTCGGGATCACCGAGGATATTATTGAAGAGGCTGCACCGTAAGCCTCGTACCTAAGCGGGGTTAGCGTTTTGCTTTCCCCGCTGCCTTTTTTACTTTTTGGGACAAGCAGGAGTCAGGAATGGATATTACCAAGTTCAATACAACAGTCGCATCAGACAAAGCGCAGGTCATGCACCTTACAGACCCCTTCACAGGAGAGACGCTCTTTGATGAAGAGGGTAATACGCTAGATTTCTACCTTTACGGAATCCAAAGCACGGCAGCGCGGAATGCCCTTGCTGACCGTGAACGCAAGAGCAACAAGAAAAAGCTAAACAACGAGGAAAGCCGGCGTCTTGGCGCTGAGTTTCTTGCGGCTCTGACTAAAGGATGGAGCAAGAACATCGAGGTCGAGGGCGAGCCCTTCAAGTTCACCAACGAAAACGCTGTCCAGCTTTACATGGATCAGGACTGGATTGGCCAGCAGGTCATTACGTTTGTAAATAACTTGGAGAACTACGCCCCAAAAGCATAGAAACGCTGAAACTCTATGTACGTCATCTGGCGTGGCTGCATGCTGCGCCAGAGACTAAAAGCAAAAACGAGCAACGTAAGTCTAGGTGGCAGATACTCAACGAAAGAGAAAGCGAGTTGCTAACACTGCCACAGGTTGAGACAGACAAACACATCCTAGACTGGATTACAGAGTTAGGTTTTTGCGAGCAGGGTTTCAGCGGGCCTACGCCATTGACCTACCAAGAGATTGAATCGTGGGCGAAGATGACGGGCGTTGTGCCTACTTGGGAAGAGTCCAGATTCTTGAAGATGTTATCTAACGAATACTGCTCACAATACGCATCATCTACTGACAGAGATGCCCCACCCCCATACAGCAACGAAGAATACGACCGCAAGAAGGTCTCAGATAAAATACTAAGCGCCTTCCGTGCGCATAGCAAGTACCGGGGAAAGTCTAATGACTGATGTCTATAGTATTGCTTTCAAAGCTGATACTAGAGAAGTAAACAAGGCAAAGAAAGACCTTGGCGGACTAGGCGACCAAGCCGGCAAGTCAGGGCGGTCAGTATCTAACTTTGGCGAGCAAGTAGACAGCACAACCCGCCAAGTAGGCGGCATGGAGCGTGCGACCAAACTTGCTACTAGGGCTGTAGCGGCTCTTGGTGCGGCGTTGTCTGTCAGAGAAGTTGTACAGTTCGCTAACGCTGCGCTTTCTTCTGCGCAAAACATAGAGCGCCAAGCAAGGGCAATCTCTGTTACAACAGAAGAGTTCCAGCGGCTTCGATTCACTTTTGCTCAGTTCGGTGCGGACTCTGCCGACATTGCTGATGTATTCGGCACTCTGTCAGACCGCGCCGAGGATGCCAAGTCTGGCATGCAGTCTTTCATTGACGACTTTAAGCTAGTCGGCATTGAGGTTGATGATCTGCGAGGTAAGAACGGCGAGGAGTTGTTCAGAACTTTTGCAGATGCTATCTCGCAGACAGAGAGTTCAACTCGCCGGCACACTGCTGCTGTTCGTATCCTAGGCGACGACATCGGTAACCGCTTACTGCCTCTTTTGATGCAGGGCACTGACGGCATTGATCGATTCGGCAATCAAGCAACACTAGCTTCGGAAGAAGTAATACGTGGTGCAGCTGATATGCAGACACAGCTAAGTGCTGTTGTCGGTCAGATACAAGGCGAACTAACCGTCGCCATGCAGGAGTTCTTGGTTGAGAACAGAGAGGCGATACTTGGTGCTGCTGATGCTTTAGTAGAACTTGCAAGTGTCATCCGCGAGAACAAAGATGAGATTGCTCTTCTAGTAGAAATTACGGCTTCATTGGCTGCAATAAAGTTAGCCGGTTGGGCTCTTGGAGCAGCTTCGGGTTTGAGATCGCTTGCTGGCGGGATGGCTGCGGTCAGGACTGCTGCTGGTTTTTTGACTGGCCCTGCTGGCGCGCTGATAGCACTTGGGGGAGTGCTTGGGACAATCCGTGCAGACATGAAAGACACTGCAAGGGAGACTCAAGCATTCGCAGACAGCTTACAAGATTTGACAAGGAGCCAGTTACAAAATCAACTTCAATCCTTGCTTTCCGAACAGAGAGAACTTGTAGCGGCATACGATCAGACTAATCCATTTGCCGGCCCAAGCCCAGAGGATGTTGAAAGGCAGAGCGAACTCGCTCGACAGATACGAGAAGTAAAAGATGCTCTTGGTGAACTAGAAGAATCGAAACAAAACGTAACACGCCTAGGTACAGTCACTGTAACGCCCGACATTGAGCCTTTCAGCAACGATCTAAAAGAAGTTCTAGGTCTGACAGTACAGATTCCCGGAGAACTAGGGAAAATACCAAAAGCTGTTGATAAGGCAAACAATTCTGCAGATGACATGCAGGATACCTTTGAAAGCATAGCAGACAGCATTGAAGGCGAGTTCTCCGATGCTTTCTACAACATCTTTGATGATGGACTGAATGCCTTTGATGATCTAGCAGACGGCATCCTAGACATCTTCAAGCGTACACTTGCTGACATGGCTGCCGCTGCTATCCGCCAGCAGATTGTTATTCCAATCACGCAGCAAATTGTAGGTCTTTCTGGTGGATCAACATCAGGGACGCCTTTTGGTGTTGGCCCATCAGCATTCAGCGGGAATAGCATAGGACAGACAATCCAAGGCGCTGGCAACATGTTATTCGTACCCGGCGTAAGTTCGACCGCCCCGATCAGCGGAGCGCAAGCGAATGCTATGGGGTCAGCCGCCCCTTCAAGCATGGGCGGATCAAGTGTCAACCCTGTTGGCAATGCTGGCCAGTTTAGCAACCTTGGATATATGGCCGCTGGAATTGGCGGGCAGTTCGTCGGGGAAGCTATTGGAGGAGAAACGGGCGGTACGCTAGGCAGCGTAGGCGCGAGCATTGGCATGGCCATGGGTGGGCCAATAGGAGCAATCGCAGGCTCAATTATAGGTGGAATAGCAGGCGGTATTTTTTCTGATGATCCCGACCCATCATCTGCACAGGCAGTTATTACAGCAGCCGGTGAAGCTGAGGTAGACGTAAAGCGCGGAGACGTCATCTCGAAGAAAGAAGAGCGCAAGATCGAAGACGCTCTTAACAATACCTTCAACCAGTACCTAGATACGCTTGATATGGCTGTCCAAAGCAGCCTTGACAGCACGTTGCAAAAACAGCTTGGTGGAGAAGGCGTCACAACCCGTAACATCAACAAGATCGTTGAAAAGCACATCGGTGGCGAGGACGGCAGCCTACAGGAAGGTATCAGCCGTATCATGCGGGAGGTTACCCGCTCGCTTACCTTTGTCATTCCAGATGAAATACAGCGGGCTACTGCTCGGCTTGACCAGTTCTCGGACAACTACGCCGATCAGGTCACTGCTGTGACTGCTGCTTTTGCTCGGGCTAACGGCGATCTTATCGGCGAACTCCGGTATTTCTTAGAGAATACTGAGGCCACGGGTCAAGCGTTTGTCAATCAGATCACAGAGTTCTCTGAGCAGTTGGTGCAGCGTGAGCGCGAGATTGCCCAGCGCACCCGTGATCTGTCCACGCAGTTGCTACAGAGTTTTGGCCGCACGGCTGAGTTGATTAAAGCACAGCTTGTGGGCATGACATCTGAGAACGCTGCATTGCAG